GGCGCCGGGGCGGGCTCGGTGTCGTCTAGGACGGTGTACGGGCCCTTGCCGGACACGCTGCCCGCGGCCACCACCTGTCCACCCTCGCCGCGGATGTCCAGCCCCGAGCCGTACTCCCGGACCAGCATGCGGTTGGCGCCGTTGGTGATGCGGAAGGCTGGCAGGCGGAAGTAGTAGTGGACACCCCCGGACCCGGTGCGCACGGTGTACGTGGCCGGGATGCTGCCGTTCGCCATCTCCATCTGGCTGAGTGAGTCGTGTCCCCCGTTGTCCGGGTCCACGTCCAGGACGAAGAAACCGGACGGTGTCCCGGTGCGCAGGCCGATGTTGGCCTCGGGGTTGTCCTGCCCCCAGATGGCGAACGCGTCCGCCAGGGACATGTTGGCGCCGGACTGCCAGCCCTTGCTGATGGGGTGCTTGCCCACGGACTTGCCACCGGCCTGGTGGTCGGGGTCCGTCGCCGCGAACCGGCAGGAGCACGCCCCGTCCCCCTGGACGTGGTGCAACGGAATGACCGCCCACCCCCGGCGGATGTAGGCGGTCACCGCGTCGTAACGCGCAGACGTGCTAACCTCGTGCACTGAAGCCTCCTAGTGATGCGTCACCCGCCCCCGGCTGGTCCCCGGGGGCGGAGCTGTTTCTGGGGACCGGTGATGATCCTAGCCCTGGGGAGCCGGGTCCAGCTCCTGCCGGGAGGCCTCCAGCGAGGTCAGCTCAACCTCATACTGCTTGGCCAGCTTCCGCAGGCCCGGCGCCAGCGCCTGCCGCAGCACGTCCGCCCGCGAGACCGCCTCGCCGCGGTCCTTCATGATCTTCTCCAGGTCCTGGACCAGCTGGCCATTGGCCGCCGTCTCCAGGATCACCAGCTGTGCCGTGTACTTCGGAACCATGCCCGCCATGATCTCTGCCCCCTCCAGGGTGTCGGTGTCTGCAGATGACCATACAGGTGACCTGTTGACCCGTCAATCTCTACCGGTGTACTGTCGGTCCATCAACCCACCGAGGAGGAACGTATGGCACTGGAGTTGCACGAGCAGCTGAGCGAGGCCCTGCAGGACGTGCTGCGCGGGGGCTGGGCGAAGTACCTGGAGCTGGAGGACGGCACGCAGGTGCAGGCGACCTGGCACCAGGAGCTGGACCTGCGCTGGCTGCAGGTGACGAACTTGGAGACCGGCCACGCGGCCAACTTCCGGGTGCACGTGGCGGTGGAGGCTCTGCCGCCGATCGGACCGGAGGATGACGGCGCTCTGCGCGCCGAGCTGGCGGCCGAGGCCGGTCCGGTGGAGGCGACCTGGGGCAGCCTCTGCGAGGGAGACCAGGCCATCGGCGAGGACGGCCAGCCGTACCTGGTGGAGCAGGTGCGCGAGGGCATCGGCCCGCAGGCGGGCAAGGTCGTGGTGACCATGGTCATCGGTGGGCAGGCCCGGCCGTACGCCATGGACCCGGCGGGCGCCGTGAAGGTGCTGCGCGGCGCCGCGGGGCGGGCCGCCCAGGCGCTGCTGGAGGCTGGCATGGACCCCCGGACGGTGCGGTCGTGAAGGCCGAGGACGCATTCACCGAGCGCTGGCTGCCCGCCCAGTTCACCAAGACCGAGGCGGTAGCTGTCGGCGGGGCGGGGGCTTACGTCGAGATCCACCACCCGCACCGCATCCCCCGGGACCGGATCGAGCGCTTCGACATCTACCGGGTGGAGATCACCTGGCGCTGGTCAGCGGATGATCTGAACGCCAGTGACTCCGAGGCGCCGCACGAGATGGTCAAGATGCTGACCGCGCGCCACGGGCGGCCGAACGGTGGATACCTCTTCCTGACGGACCGGAACCTGCATCACACGGACTGGGTCCTGGACCTGGTGCAGCGTTCGATGCCGAGGCTTTAGCAGTTGACTCACCAACAGACGGCCGGTAGACTCTGGGGTCTACCGGCCGTTTCCATGAGGAGGAATGCATGCCCCCGCAGATGCTGCGCCTGCGCGACTACCAGGAGGAGTGCTCGGCCGCGGTCGATGCTTCGCACGCCCGCGGCGTCCGGCGCCCGGCCATCGTCCTGCCGACCGGCGCGGGCAAGACCGTGGTGTTCGCCCACCGCTCCCTGCTCTTCACCCAGCGGAACCTGGGTAAGCGGGTCCTGGTGCTCGCGCACACGGACGAGCTGGTGACGCAGGCCGCCAAGAAGATCAAGGGCGTGGCGCCGCACCTGCAGGTCGGCATCGTCAAGGCCGCCCGCAATGAGGTCAACGGGCATGTGGTGGTCGCCTCGGTGCAGTCGCTGCGCTCCGAAAAACGCAGCAACATGATCAAGCGCGTTGGCCTGATCATCGTGGACGAGTGCCACCACGCCACCGCCCCGACCTATCAGGCCATCCTGGAGCACTTCGGCGCCCTGGGCGCCAAGCGCGAGGACGGCAGCCGCGAGGAGCCCCCGGCGGACGGTGCGCTGGTGGAGGGCTTCACCGCCACGCTGGCCCGCTCGGACAAGTCGTCGCTGGCGGACGTGTGGGAAGAGGTCGCCTTTCGCCGCGATATCGCGTTCATGATCCGGCGCAAGTACCTGCTGGACGTGCAGGGCAAGCGCGTGCAGGTGCCTGACTTCAGCACCAAGGGCCTGAAGAGCCGGGGCGGGGACTTCGCCGCGGACGAGCTGGCCGAGCGGCTGGTGGACTCGCTGGCCCCCGAGGTGGTGGCCAAGGCGTACGCCGAGCACGCCAGCGACCGCGCCGGGCTGGTCTTCACGCCGAACGTGGAGAGCGCCTACGTGTTCGCTCAGGCATTCGTGGAGGAGGGCATCAGCGCCGAGGTGGTGCACGGCGCACTCCCGACCGAGGAGCGGCGCCTGGTCATCAAGCGCCTGGAGTCCGGGGACACGCAGGTGCTGGTCAACTGCATGGTCCTGACCGAGGGCTTCGACTCCCCTGTCGTCTCGTGCGTGGTTATCGCCCGGCCGACCAAGAGCAGCCCCCTGTACCAGCAGATGGTGGGCCGTGCACTGCGCCTCTACCACCCGCCGGAGCACGTGAGCGAGGACGCCCCGGTCTGGATCAAGACCCCGCAGGTGCGCGCCCTGGTGCTGGACGTGGTGGGCGTGAGCCGTCAGCACGGCCTCGCCAGCCTGATCGACCTGGCCGCCCGCGATGACAAGGACGAGATCAACGAGGACCAGTCCCTGCTGGAGTTTGAGGACTTCCTGGACCTGGCCACCGAGGAGCAGGGCGCGGACGTCACCGGCGCCAGCGAGCCCGCGGACTACTGGACCGGTGAGGTGGAGGTCCAGGACTTCGACCCCCTCTCGCGCGACAGCAAGCGGGCCTGGAAGAGCACCGCGTCCGGTGTGCACTACCTGCCGATGGGCAAGACCGACCGCAAGACCGGCGAGCAGGGCCTGTACTTCGTGATCACCCCGGCCTGGAACTCCGACGCTGAGCCTGACACCTGGTCGGTGTTCTGGTGCACGCAGGACGGCAAGGACGCGGGCAGCGTGCTGCAGGGCGCGGGTTACCCCGGCCGCCCCGTCGGCGCCACCGAGCACCAGGACCTCCCGCTGTCGCAGGCCATGGTGTGGGCCGAGCAGGAGGTGGAGGACCTGGCCATCAAGCAGGGGCTGGACCCGCACGAGACCTTCAGCAAGAAGACCGCGCCGTGGCGCTCGCGCCCGGCCTCGGACCGGATGATGAACATGGCCCGCGCCCTCGGGGTGACCGGCCTACCGGATGCCGATGACCCGTTCGCCGAGTCCCCGCGGGCGGGAGAACTGTCAGACCGGATCGATAGCATCAAGGCTGCACAGGTGATCGACCACTGGGTCACGTTCCTGAACGCACAGAAGTAGGAGGCCACATGACCGACCCATTCCACACCCTGCCGTCGCAGGTGCTGCCCGGCCCGCAGATGGTCACTGCGGGCCGGTACCGGCTGCCCAACCGGGACGGCACGCCGCACAAGGGCGGCTGGACGCGCGCCACCAACCTGGCCAGCGCCATCAGTGACACCAAGGCGCTCGGGGACTGGGAAGTGCGCATGGTGCTGCTCGGCATCCGTGAGGTGCTGACGCAGCTGGAGAGCTACACCGCGCAGGGCGGCACCTACTACGGGCTGGACGAGACACCCCTCGGCAGGCTGGCGTTGCTGGACGTGGAGCAGCTGGAGCGGGGCGAGCTGCGAAAGGTCCTGATGGAGCTGGCCTCCACCTTCAAGGACCTGGCCAAGGCGAACCTGGGCGCCGAGCGGGGCAACCTCGCCCACCAGATGGTGGAGCACCATCACGCTGGGCTGCCGCAGGCCGCGGGCGTACCGGCCGAGACGCTGGAGAAACTGCCCGGCTACATCACCCGCCTGGTCGTGCACCGGGTGGAGGCCATGCCCGGCATGCAGGAGCGGCAGGTGATGGTGGAGAAGTTCGGCGTGGTCGGCACGCTGGACAACATCCTGCGCGACCTGCTGCAGCTGGAGGGCTGCCCGTACAAGATCGCTGACCTGAAGACCCAGAAGCGGTTCTGGTCCTGGCTGGAGATCGCCATCCAGCTGGCCCTGTACGCGCACGCGGACGCCATGTGGGACCGTGCCGCGGGCCGGTGGGTGGACATGCCGCCGGTGGACCAGGAACGGGCCCTGGTGGCCTGGATGCCATGGGAGCACCCCTCCGGCAACCCCGAGGTGGACATGTACGAGGTGGACATCCAGCGGGGCTGGGAGGCCGCTCACACGGCCTTCGACGCGTACAACTGGCGCGCCCAGGCGAAGCGGAAGGGTGACCCGTGGGGCTGGCTGCGCGAGGTGCAGCCGGTGGGTCTGCAGGAGGCGTACGCGCAGCGGCTGCTGCAGGTGAGCACGCGCGCCGAGGGCTCGCAGGTGTTCGCCGAGGCCAAGGAGGCAGGCGTCTGGGGGCCGGAGCTGGAGGCCACGGCCGCCGAGGTTTTGCCTCGCCTCACCGCTTGACAGGTGTTGGTCCACCAACTAGTGTTCTTCTTGTCAGGCAGGAACTCCGGAACCACCGATGCGAGTGACTGCGCGGCCGGACCTGCCTGGCGCACAGACCTCTTGTGGTGAAGCGTCAACGGGTTTTTCTCACCGGCAGGGCACTGCGGGTGATGTTCCTACCGAAGGGCAGTCATGATCCGCCCCGTATAGTCCGGGGCGAGGAGCTGTACCTGCGCTTCATCTGGACGGCGCACCGGACTCCGTGAGGGCGGGGAGTGGCCGGGCACCGGGGATTCAAAGCCCCCGGGCGCCACGCCGATCAAGGCACAAGATCAAGCCCGATGAGAGGGGCACGCATCATGACTGACCCGTTCGCCAAGGCCAGCTCCACGCCCGGCGCCGGTGACCCGTTCGGCCAGAAGCCGTCCGAGGTCAAGACTTCGTCCTTCCCCAAGATGGACGAGCTGAACGGAAAGCTGCTCGTGATCCAGCCCACCAAGCTGGAGCGGGTGCCGAACCGGTTCGGCAAGGAGGGCGACATGCAGGACCGCGTCACCGCGGACGTCACGGTGATCAACGAGGCCAACCCCCGGGCCAGCGAGACCCACCGGGACATGTACCTGTCCCAGGGCGCGCTGGTCGGCCAGGTCAAGGGCTTCATCGAGACCCGCGGCCTGCTGCTCGGCCGCATGCGGCGCCACGTGGCCAAGGGCACCCCGGACGCCACGGTCACCAGCCGCACGACGATCAACTCCCCGGACACGGTGGACCTGATGATCCAGGAGTGGGTGGCCGCCGGTGCCCCGGGCACCAAGCCCCAGTTCTCCTGGAAGCTGGCGGACTTCACCGAGGCCGAGAAGGACCTCGCGCTGGCGTGGTACCGGAGCAAGACCAACAGCTGACCTCGGTCGGCACACACTGAAGGGCCGGGCGGCCGAGGGGGACCGCCCGGCCCTTCGCCTTTCGGGAGGAGGAGATCATGGAGATTCACGAGGAAGCCCGCGTGCTGGCCGCCATCATGCGCACCGCCGGGGTCACCGAGCTGTTCGTGCCGCACCAGGCCCTGGAGACCGAGCGGGGCACCGTCAGCGTGCAGGAGGATGTGATGCGGGACGGCCTGGTGTTCCGGCTGCGCGAGCAGGCGGACGCCCAGGTGCACCCGGGCTGCGGCGGGGTCTGGGAGCCGTTGCACCGCGGCAAGGACGTGGTGCCGGTGGACCGGTGCTCGCGCTGCCGCGGTGTCCGGACCGAGCCCAGCTGGCTCACCACGCGGATGCTGGAGCTGGAGGGGTGACCCGCCCGGCCAGCAAGGGCGCCCGCGGCACCGAGTGCAAGACCGGCGCAGCGACACGAGCCCGGCACCGGGCGCAGATCCTCGCGCGCTGGGGACCGTACTGCTGGATATGTGTACTGAACGGCCGGGGTCTCTGGCGCTCACGGATCAACCTGCGGCTGCGCTGGCCGCACCCGCGGTGCTTCACTCGAGACCACGTCATCCCGCGGGCGCGTGGCGGGACGGACGCCATCGAGAACCTGCGGGGCGCGCACCATGAGTGCAACAGCAAGAGGGGAGCCAAGGCGCTGTGACGGACAACAACGTGACACGCACAGAGCGCGAGGTCGGGCCGGACGACACCAGGGCAAGCACGCTGGAGGCGCTGGCCGGTGGCCCGCTCTGGGTGCTGGTCAAGATGGACATGACCGACAATGAGGAGACCGGCAAGGTGGACGTGTCCCTGCAGGTGGAGACTGGCAGCTGGGTCACCGATACCGAGACGCTGAAGGGCATTCTTCGGCGCACCCTGGAGGCGCTGTGACGGACATTGACGTACGCAAGCTGCAGGACCTGCGGCCGGGCATGATCATGCTCGGACCGATCGGCGGCCTGGTCGGCCTGGGCGTGGCCGCGGGCCAGCTGGCGCTGGGAGAGGGCCTGCGGATGGGGAGCCTGGACATCCGGCACGCGGGCATCGTGAGCGAGGCCAGCGAGACGCTGCCGCCCATGTCGATCTATCGGGACCAGCTGTACGAGACGGGCATCATGACGGCGCCCCGGCTCGTGCAGGCCATGCCGTCCGGCGCCGAGGAGGTGGACATGCGCCAGGACGTGCACTGGTCCGAGCGGCACGCCTACGTCTGGCTGCCGGAGGAGTACCCCGGCCAGAACCTGGACGCGGCCCGGATCGCCCAGCTGATGGTGGGCATCCCGTACAGCTGGGCGTCCTACCTGTCGCTGGCGCTCTTCCGCTTCCACGTCCGGCCGCAGCGGCTGATGGACTGGATCGACCGCCGCCAGGCGCCGGTCCCGGTGAGCTGGCCGAGCGGGCGCCAGGACAGCGACACCGGGCACCTGGGAGTGCGCCTGCCGGTGGAGGCCATCTGCTCGGTGCTGGCCGACCAGGCGCAGACCCTGACCGGCCGCAAGCTGGTGTACGGCACGCAGCCGCAGGCGGTCACCCCGGCCCGGCTGGCGCAGGCGCTGCTGGAGTACCCCGGCGCGCAGTGGTTCCGGCCGGTCCCGCGGCCGTCCGAGCTGAGCGGCTGGGGAGTGAACAGCTGGACCGTGGGCGGCTGACCTGCAAGGATCTTGCGGCCCCCTGTTGACACTCCAACAGGGGGCCGTTAGTCTGAGTGCATGAGGACGCAGACGGGCAAGCACCGCTGGACCTGGCTGGTCAACGTGCTGTACGCGCTGGCACTGGTCTGCGCGTTCGCGTACGGGGTGGCCCTGCTGCAGGACTGGGCGGTGGCCAACCTCTGCTTCGCGCTGTGCTCCTCGCTTCCGCTGATCGCCTACGGCATCGACGTCTGGCACACCCCGACCGAGGAGGACGAATGACCGAGCCCGGGCAGAGCACCCGCCGATTCCAGACCCACCGCCAGGACCGCAAGCGCAGCAACGCCAACGGCCTGAAGCAGCCCGGCACCGGCTCGGCGGTGCTTTCGCTGTTCAGCCTGGCCATCAACATCAGCACTGGCGTCCGGCCGGACTTCCTGTTCTGGACGCTGCCCAGCACGGGCAACTGGGCCGAGCTGATCTGGTTGGCCGAGATGCTGTGCGCCTGCAGCTACCTGCTCAGCTGGGTGCTGAAGGTCGCACGCTGGACCAAGGACCGCTGACCATGGCCATCGTGACGATCACCAGCAGCCTGGACCCCGCCATCTCGGCGGTGCTCACCGAGCCTGACGAGGATGGAGAGTATGGCTGGGTCTGCCTGGCCTGCCGCGCCAGGGAGGCGAGCCACGGCTATCAGCCGATGGAGGACGCCATCAGCAACGCAGAAGTCCACGTCGAAAACCGCTGTCTGCTCAGGAGGAAATGATCATGACCACTCGTCCCGACGTCACTGACGAAATGGTCACCGCGGCCACCGCGCAGGCCAACATGTACGGGTCCGTCACCATCGGCCCGGACAGCATGCGCAAGGTCCTGCAGGTGGCTATGTCCACCGTGGCCCCCGCCGGAATGTCCCCGGCGCAGGCCCTGGACAAGGCGGCCGAGATGGTGGACAAGCTGTCCACCGTCCCGATGAAGAGCAACGGCTACCCGGTGGACGGCTGGAGGGCGCCGACCCTCGGTGAGCGTGTCCAGGCCATCCGGGACCTGGCGGTGCTGCTGATGGAGGGAGGTGACTTGCATGCGTGACATCAGCTGGGGCTAGTCCCCGCAGGTAGAAGCGGGGGGACACAACAGTCCCCCCGCTTTCTGCTGTCCGGGGGTAGACAGGTGAGCTGTTGACCCGTAAACTGGGGACATCCGGTGCGGCACCGGGTGAGATCAGTCCCCGGTGCCGTGCCGCCGGACTCACACTCAGGAGAAGGACATGACCCCGCAGCAGATCAAGACCGGCCGCCGCTGGGCGTACGGTGTCATGTTGGCGATGCTGGCCCTCAGCGTCGCTGGCAACGTGTCGCACACGTACCACCTGGACGCCACCCCGTCCCCGCGCATGCTGGCCTACGGCCTCTTCTGGCCGCTGATCGCCTGGGGCGCGGTGGAGCTCTTCGTCCGCATCCCCTGGCAGGACATCCTGTCGCACAAGCTGGTCCGCTGGGGCGGTGTCCTGCTGGCCGGTCTGGTCGCGGCGCTGGTGTCCTACCGGCACCTGCGGGGACTGCTGCAGGCGGACGGCGAGGAGTGGACCGTCTACACGATCGGCCCGCTGGCGGTGGACGGACTGATGATCATGTCCACCCTGGCGCTCCTGCTGACCCGGGCCGCCTCCCCGATCGTGGACCGCTCGGCCGAGATCGCCGCTCTTCAGCTGCAGGTCCAGGACCGGTCCACGGAGATCGATCGGCTGCTGACCGAGCTGGCCGACGCACAGCAGGCGGTCGAGGCCCGGGACGCCCTGACCGCGGTCCACGCCCAGCCGCAGCTGCCGGAGGGGTACACGATCAGGGACGGCCTGCCCGCGGCTCCCGTGTCCCCTGCGCCCGCCGGACGCCCGCTGGTCCTGGCGGATGTCCTCCCGCAGCCGGAGCCCCTGAAGCTGGACATCCCCGGACCTGTCCCGCTGCCCGGCTGGACGCCGGTGGCTCCGGCCACCCAGGCCAGGCGCGGCACCGGCCGGGCGAAGACCTGGGACGAGACCAAGGCCCGCGAGCTGCTGGCCCAGGGCAAGACCAAGGCCGAGGTGGCCGAGGCCGTGGGCGTGGACCCCAAGACCATTCAGCGGCTGAAGGCCCGCATTGCCAAGGAGCAGCAGGAGCTGGCCGGTGTCTGAGCTGAAGCTGATCACGTGCATCTGCCCCGCTCCGGCGGGGCAGGTGTGCCCTGTCTCCCATGACTTCTGGCTGCGCGCCCAGGCCACCACCGCCCGGCCGTACCCCTGCCGGTGCGACCGCGGCTGTGATCCGAACTGGTGCGAGTGCGCCGGGCGGGTGGACCTGCACGCCGTGCCGTCCAGCTGCTGCGCGAAGCGCAACACCCCCGAGGTGGTCGCTCGAGCGAAGCACGGCGGGGACTACCGGCCGTGCTGGTGCGGCGGCCGCATCGAGCGCCACAAGACCGAGACCGCCATCCCTGCTCACGCTGTCCTGCGGGACACGGTGGACGAGGACGAGGACGAGGAGGACTGACCATGAAGCTGGACAGGTACCGGTCCCAGAGCTACCCGCTGCCGCCGGGGTTTGGTGGCCGCCTGGCGCTGCCGTATCGGTGGTTCAGCGGGCAGCCGCTGAACGGTCACCGCTACACCGACGCCACGGGCTTCCGCTACGGCACCATGTCCCTGGACCCGTCCGGGCACGCCAGCACGTACAAGCTGCTGCCGGGCTACAAGCGCTTCCTGTACTTCCGGCTGCCGGTCACGGTGTCCCCCGCGGTCGCCGCGGTCGCGTACGTGGAGCCTGAGCTAACGACCCTGGGTGGCGTCGGCCTGACCCTGTTCGGGATCAAGAAGACCGAGGACGCCCTGCGGCGCCGGTCCTTCCGGCGGCAGGTGATCGAGCCGGTGGCCATCGGCGTGTCCGGGGTCATGCGCAAGGGGCACGTGAAGGGACAGGGCTGGCGGTGGGTGCACGTCCCCGCGGACTTCCGGGACGCTGAGGACGCTTTCGTGCGTGTCCAGCTGCCCCTGGACTGGCTGGCTGAGGACGGGGACAAGCGCCGCCTGGTGGAGGTTGTCCGGTCCCGGCTGTCCGTAGAGGACCTGTCCCCGTCCTGGCACCTGGAGGCGGGCAAGTCCTGGGTGGACCTGAAGGTCCCGCCCAAGCCCCGGACACTGGTCACGTTCGCAGAGGCCCGCCAGGCCATGGAGGAGTCCGCCCCGGACGCCCCGGTCATGGGTCTGGGTGTCCGGGACGCTGTGGTGACATTCGATCTGAACCTGGAGTCCCCGCACCTGCTGATCGCTGGCGGGACCGGCGCCGGTAAGTCCGAGCTGATCGCTGCCATCGTCGCGCAGTTCATGCGGCACGGGTACGGCGTGATGTGCCTGGACGCGAAGTTCACCAGCCACATGTGGCTGCGCAAGGTGCCGGGCGTGCTCTACGCCAGCGAGGCCGAGGAGCTGCACGAGGCCCTGATCTGGATGGACGAGGAGCTGCTGCGCCGGGCTCGGTTCGTCGCCAGCGGCGGGGACCCGGCCACGCTGGTCCCGCTGGTCGCTGTGCTGGAGGAGATGAACGGCGCCAGCAACCGGCTGCGCGCGTACTGGAAGACCATCAAGGGGCCGGAGGAGCCGATGATGAGCCCCGCGCTGACGGCGCTCGGCAACCTGTCGGCCATGGGTCGTGAGCTGCGCTTCCACATCATCATGGCTGGCCAGTCCGTCACGGCGAAGGCGTCCGGCGGCACCGAGAACCGGGAGAACTTCGGCGCGCGGGCGCTCGCGCGGGCGACCGCGGCACAGTGGCGGATGCTGGCGCCGCAGATCAAACCGGCGCCGACCGCGCGCAAGGCGCCCGGCCGCTGGCATGTCGTGGTGGGTGATTCTCTGAGGGAGCTTCAAGTGCCCTTCATGGACCTGAAGGGCAAGAGCAATCCCTTCGCTGAGGCTGAGCTGATTGAATGGGCAACAGCCGGTCAACCGATCCCGGACACCGTCGCCATGATGCTGGCCGGGGGGGGAGGGGGAACCCCATTCGATCATTCCCCCAGCTCCATACCGGTACCCCCCATCGGTATCAGCCTGCGGCAGTTCGCCGAGGAGCAGGGAATGGAGCTGCGCACGCTGGAGCGGTGGCGCGAGCGCCGGTCTGACTTCCCCGTTGAGGTGTCAATGGGCGCGAACCGCACCAAGTTGTATGACCGTGACCACCTGCGGGATTACCTGCGCACCAGGCAGAAGACCCCGGCTGAGTGACGGGTCACCATTGACACCGGGCGGGTACCTGTTGGAGGATAGACAGGTACCCGCCCACCGCACCCAAGGAGGACGCCATGCGGTTCCTGATCTTCTTCATGATCACCGGCTACAACGGGGACGTCCGCCACGCGGACGCTTACTACACGATGCCCGTCGGCAAGGGCAACCACCCGTACAGCCCCGACCTGGAGCACGTGCGTGAGCAGCTGCGCGAGCGCCTGGACGCCCAGGCCATCACCTTCACCGGCTTCCTGCCCCTCGCGGACAACCGCTGATGGGGCGCCAGCGCGGCCGGTGGGACCGGACCTGTGAAGAGATTTACGTGTACCGGACGGACAAGCCCAGCGCCGTGCTGGGCCTGCCGGTCATCGGTCGCCACTTCGCCTACGGCGGGCGGACGAATGACCCCAAGGCCCGGCACGCCGAGCACATGACCGGCCGGTCCCGGCGGACCCAGGTCGGCCGCCAGCAGCCCTGGTCCGACCTGCGCCCGCGCCGGTACGTGGTCTTCCGCAAGAAGTACCGGACGGAGTGGATGACGGACCTGCTGGAGCGGGTGGTGATCAAGGGCCTGCTGTGCGTCTACAACCACATGGACAGGGCGAGCTGGAACCCGCGCTATGTGTCCCCCCGACAGGCCGCCGCCCAGCGGCGCACCCGGGACAGTCTGGGCAAGCGCAAGGCGGCCGGTCTGCGGCTGGTCCTGCGCTGGGCCATCTATCTGTCCATCCTCTCCGTCATCTGCTACCTGCTGTCCCGTTAGGAGTCCCGGCTATGTCCGCCCTCGTCCCTGAGTCCACCCGGCCCGGCCGGAAGTGCTGGCCTGTGCTCAACGGCGCTGTCCCCCCGCACCGCGGGCCTGTCCTGCTGGGCTGGCCGGTCCGGACGGACTGTCCCGCCTCCACGCACAACACCGTCTATGCGTCCCGGCGCCCCCGGGTCCGGCGCTGCCTCTGTCCCCGCAGCGTCCAGCTTCAGAAGGAGCGAGCCATGCAAGACCGCGAGACCCGCCTGCGTCACCGCGTCAACCCCTCGCAGCAGCACGTGGCCCCCGAGACCCTGGCCCGCAACGTGGACATCTGGCACCTGGTCAACTCTGACGGGTGGACATACGAGCAGGCGGGTGACGCGTACGGCCTCAGCAAGCAGCGTGTCTCGCGCATCGTCCGGGACACGTTCCGTCGGCAGCCGGACCTGAAGCCCCGCGAGGGCTCGCCCGGCGCCACGGTCAAGGCCACCTCGGGCCGGACCGAGGATCGCTGGTATGTCCAGCTGCCGGAAGAGCTGGTCCAGCTGGACGCCACTCAGGCCGCCTGCCGTGTCCGGCCCCTGGGCGGCCGTAAGGACCCCGCGGTGGTGGACGCTGCGTTCTTCCCGGTGAGCAAGGGTGCGTCCCGGAAGGTGGCCGAGGAGCAGGCCAAGACCCTGTGCCGCATGTGCCCGATCCAGGGTGAGTGCCTGATCTTGGCGCTGCAGCTGAAGGAGCCCCACGGCGTGTGGGGCGGGCTCACGCCGGAGGAGCGGCGCAACAGCCGGACGGTGGCTATCGAGCTGCGATCGATCCCTGACTACGAGGAGGCGTGATGACGGACGTGGTGAAGTACCAGCAGGGCCGGGCCGTGGTGGACGTACGCCGCGACCCCCTGGACGCTGGCGTGGAGATATGGCGGGGTCCGCGGCAGGAGCTGCGCGCGCGCCTGCGGGACGAGATCAAGATCGGTCGCGTGCAGGGTGAGGCGTACGGCATGGAGCTGCCCGGGCTGCCCCGCGGCTGGATGGCCATGCGTGTCCAGCTGGTCACCGCCGAGCAGGTGCGTGAGCGCAAGCTGAAGCGCTGGCGCCGGGCCGGTCTGCTGCTGGCTGGGGTCGCCGCGGTGGCGGGCGGGGTGTACTTCCTGGTGTCCTGGGTGGTCGCCCAGCTGGCCATGCTGGTGGCCGGTGCCACGGTGGGCGCCGGGGTCGGGGCTGGCATCGTGGCCGCGCTGCTCCTGCTCGCCGCGGGCGGCACCAGCACCGTCGTGGTGGTGAAGGTGATCGTGAAGCACTGACGAAACCCGACACGCAGGGACCTAGTGATCTGTCACTAGGTCCCTGTAGTCTGTGCGCAGGACAACCGAGGAGGAGACCATGGACCACGCAGTCGTGTTCGCATCATTCATCGCCCTGTACGTCGGCCACCACGTGGGGGACTACTGGGTGCAGACCGATCACCAGGCGCAGCACAAGGGCAATCCCGGCCTGGAGGGCAGCATTGCCTGCCTGGAGCACGTGTGCACGTACATGATCACCCAGGCTGTGTTCCTGATCGGCGTGCTGGTCTGGATGGGCCTGGGCTCGGACCACGAGCTGGGCTCGGTCGTCGGCCTGCTGCTGGCGCTGCTGGTGTCCGGCGCCACGCACTACGCCGCGGACCGGCGCGAGCACGGCCTGATGTTCCGGCTGGCACGACTGCTGCCGGGCAAGGACCGGTTCCTGCGGCTGGGCGTCCCGCGGGACCCGCGGGTGATCGAAGCCTGGTTCGACTGCCCCAGCTGCGAGGGCCGCGGGACCGGCGGGCAGGCCGCAGACGAGAGCACTAACGGCGGGTGCTGGGACTGCCGGGGTGGCGGCAAGCTGCCCAGTGCGCTCACGATCGATGACAACCCCCAGCTGGCCACCGGCGCCTGGGCGCTGGACCAGTCCTGGCACATCACGCTCGGCGTGCTCCTGCCCGCCCTGATCATCGGGAGCTTCTGGTGAACATCCGGCAGTATCGAGAGTGGCTGATCTGGTCGCGCAAGTTCCGGGCTCAGGTGGACGACCTGCCGGGCGGCCGCGTGGTGGAGCCGATGGGTGAGTGGCACGGCCCGCACCAGCAGCACGTGCACCGCCAGTCCCAGCAGATGCCGCGGGCGGCCTGGATCTCGATCCTTTGAGATTCCCGCCGGTGACCTGTTGACTCACCAACAGGTCACCGGCTAGGCTATGGGTATGACGACGCGAGAGAAGATCCCCCACACCGCCCGGTTCCTGATGGCGTTCCACACCGCTGGCGGGACTCGCACCGCCCCCACCGCTCCGGCCGCCCAGGAGGTCACCGTGTCCGACCCCTTCGCCACCGCCACCGAGGCCGCCGCTCCGATCGTGGACCTGCGCAGCCCGCGGCAGCGCGAGCTGATGGACTCGCTCATCGCCCAGCTGGGCGAGCTGGACCACGAGGTCTCGCTGGCCGCCCTGAACTACACGGACAAGATGACCACCGCGGGCCGCTGGACCCCGGGCCGGGACGGCAACGCCAGCGACTGGATCAGCCGGATGATCGCCAAGGTGAAGGAGCTGAAGGACGCGAAGCGGGCCGCCCAGGCCGCCCAGCCGGTGGAGCTGGAGGACGGCATGTACCTGCTGGACGGCCAGGTGATCAAGGTCGTGCACGCCATTCACGGCAGCGGCCGTCAGTACGGCAAGCGCCTGGTGGCCCCCGAGGCGCCGGGCGAGAACGGGTCCTGGGAGCGGGTGCCCGGCATCGTCAACCGGCTCACCCCGGCGCACAAGATGGACCTGGTCAAGGCCATGGAGCTGGGCGAGGTGTACGGCTGCTGCGTCCGCTGCGCCAAGGGCCTGACCAAGGAGAGCAGCATCCGGCAGCAGATGGGCGACACCTGCGCCAGCAAGTTCTGAGCCACACAGAAACGGCCCCCAGCTTCACGCTGAGGGCCGTTCTGCTGTCTGGGGTAGGTCAGCGTCGGCGGATGCGCTCCAGCGCTTCCACGGCGCTCTGGGACAGCTTGCCGGGCACGTGGGCCTTGGCGTAGCCGGTCAGGAACGTCACCAGCGCCAGCAGCCCCGCGGACACCGTGCTGGTCAGGCCGTCCGGCACGTGGGTCAGGATCTCGTCCGGGCTCACCAGGCCGAACACGACCAGGAGCACGAACGAACCGACGCCCGCGGCCAGCGTGCTGGCCTTGGTCTTCGCCTCCACCTTGCCCGGGGTCACGCCCGGGACCTCTACCGATTCACTCACCACTGCCTCCATCACAGTCGAAGATCCGGCGCAGGTCGCGCCAGGCCGCACCAGCTTCCCGGCCGGTGCGGGTCTCGGGGTTTTCGTACACCTCCACCATACGGTCAGCGACCGCACAGACAGCGGCACGCTGGCGCGCGCGCCCCTCCTCCTGGGACTGCTGGAACATCGATAGGGCCGCGTACAGCGTGATCCCCATGACGGCCAAGATCCCCGCCACCAGGGTCAGGTTGCTGTACGCCACCGGGTGCCGAGCACCCCGCCTGGTGAAGAACTCCCGGAACGGCATCAGCTACCCCCCGAGGACGCTGCGGAGGATGGCTCCGACGATGGCTCCGGTGGCGGCAGCTGCTCCGGCGGCCGTGACGATCCAGTACCGAAGCGAAGTTGCAGCGCCTGGAGAACCACCGGTCCGTTGCACAGCAGCCCCGCGAACACCAGCACCATCACGCTGGGGCCGTGCGGGGGCCGCTGGAACGGGGGCACTCCGACTTCCGACATTGCTATGTAGCACCCCAGCAGGTACAGGCCGAGGTCGCGCAGATACGTGGTCAAACTGCGTGCGTCCACTCATGGTCCGCCTCTCCCTTGGCCCGGCCTCCTCGGGCCTTTACAGCCCGATCTTAACGAGGAATTGACAGACCTTTTGGTATCAGCCCTGCTTGGCGCCTGGTTGGCCCCACATGTCCCTTACCTTACGGCAGGCACAGAAAGAGGGCAGCCGTTCGCGGCTGCCCTCTTGACATCTGCCGATCAGGACTTCTTGGCCGTCGGGGTCGCCGTGCTGGTGAGCACCGCACCCCAGAGGGCGTCCAGCCGCTCCCAGACCTCCAGGTCCACGTAGCTGCCGTCCCGGCCGGAGATGCCCAGCGACTTGACGGCCGCCGCGGTGGCGTCGCCGTAGTCCCCGTCCACCGTCAGCCCGGCGCCCTTGACCAGGTTGAGCAGGGTCTGGATGCGCTTGACGTACGCCGTATCGTCCAGCTGGCCGTCCTCACCGACGATGCCGTCCGCATCGTCGTGGCCCTTGGGGATGACCGGCAGGTGCGCGTTGAAGTACTGGATCTTGACCACTCGGGGCTCCTTCGGGGGCGAGACGATGTCCCGCACCATGTCGATGAACGTGTCCCACGGGAAGTTGGGACCGGGGTCGGTGTGCGTCCCGTTGTCCTGCGGGAAGGCCTTGGTGATGTCCACGTGCCCGCAGATGCCCTTGACCCCGTCGGCCACCTGGCCGGGGGTCAGCTTGCGCACGGGGATGCCCCACTTCTTGCAGTCGCGCGCGACCTGCTTGGCGGCACGCCGCAGCATCGGCAGACCGTAGTCCTCGCTCAGCCACTTGCTCCGGCTGAAGCTGGCCTTGGCGCACAGCTCGTGATGGATGCCCCGCCGGTTGCCCTGCGTGCGCGCCGTGTGGGCCTGGTCGGCCGTGAGCACGCACTGGACGGTGCTGTTGTTGTCGTGGAAGTAGTGCGTGCTGGTGCCGTCCGTCCGGCGCGCGTCGTACGCGGCGCCGTCCTCCGCGGACTCACTCTGGGAGGAACCCTCGGTGTCGTGAATGACCACCAGCTGGACGCTGGTCCGGTTGGCGTTGGTCCAGCTGGCGGGCTCCACCCACCGCAGGTCCGGGTACTCCTTACTTTGTGCCACTGGCCGTGCCTCCAGTCGTGTTCTGCAGAATCTGCTGCAGGGTCTGCTCGATGTTGCTCAGCCGGACACCGGTCCGGCCGCTGCGCGCCCGCACGTTCTCGATGGCGGACAGGCGGGCGTCGAATCCCTCCACGGTAGCCCCCAGGTCCTGCACGCGCTGCACGAGCTCTGCCACCTCGCCGTCCTGGGACAGGCCCACCAGGGTGGTCTCTGCGGCGGCCAGGCGGCCGTTGGCGTCCTGGAAGGCCGCGGACAGCTCGGTGACCCGCTGGCCCACGGGCGTGAAGCTGTCCACCGCGGCGGCCAGCTGGACCTGGAGCGCCTTGACCGCGGACTGCAGGGTCGCCACCGCAGACTCCAGGGCAGCGATCTGAGCGGCCTGCCCGCTGCCGGAGTTGCCGGGCTGGGTCATGCTTCCACCTCTTCGATCCGGTAGCTGATGAAGTCGTTGGCGTCCACCGCCATGGTAGGGATGGTGGTCCCGGACACGGCGCGCATGCGGGGCTGGATGGTGTACGTGCCCGCGGCCAGCCCGGCGATCTTCTGCCAGCCGCTCAGCGGGAAGTGCTGGTTGAGAACCTGAAAGTGGGTTTGGTCCAGGGAGTAGTCCACGCCGTTGACCCGCATGCCCAGCCGCGCCGGGGTCGGCACGGTGCCCGCGGTGAAGTAGGCCGATATCTTGCCCCATATCTCCAGGTTGGTCTCCACGCCGTACAGCTTCGTGAAGGTGGTGGACGGGCCGATGTTCACGTAGTTGACGCCCTGCCCGCTGGTGTTCGCGGCGGTGAGCGCCTGGCTGATGATCGTCTTTTTGTTGTCCACGATCAGGTGCCCGCGGCGGGTGAGGTCACCGGCCAACACCAGGCCCTCGTCCCCGTCGAAGTAGGAACCGGCGCCCAGCTCCACACCTGAGCCGGTGGCGTCAGACCAGAAACCCTGCTGGTCCAGGGTGTGATCCACCTTGCCGATGATCACCCACGTGGTGCCAATCTGGACCATGAGCACCCGGTCCCCGGCAGACGGCACGTACCCGTTCAGGTAGGCGAAGTCCTCCAGCGTGAGATCGTCCTCTCCCTCAAAGCGCACCAGCGGGTTGGGCGCTGCCGCGGGCCAGGTGAGCTGGGCGTCGTACGCGGGATCGATGACGGCCAGCCGGACCGAGCGCACCGCCAGCGGCGGGGCTGGGTCGCCCAGCTTGCGCTGCTCCTGGTAGCCACCCAGGGCGTGCAGGATGTCCAGGGAGCTGGTCATACGGTCACCATCCTCCGAGCGCTGTGCTGCATCCGGGCGCCTGCCTTCAGCTGCAGAGACCAGCTGGTCTCGGCGTACTTCGCATTGATGTCCAGCGGCTGATACCGGATGTTGTAAATGTCATTGTGTGAATGCAGCGGATTCATTCCGGTGGAGAAATTCATCTCCTCGTAAATCTGACTGGCATTGTGTGCCAGCGCCTTTGCGTACGCATTCAGAACGGACAGCAGATTCATTCCGTTCACGGTGCGGAAGTCCGTGATGGTGCGCCCGCGGGACACCGTGCTGGTCAGGCTCTCGGGGTTGGTGTTGGTGTAGCTGGTGCGCAGCTCCGGCTTGTTGGGCTCGGACACCACCAGCACCCAGCGGTTCGGGACCTTGGTCAGGTCCTTCACGTGCTCGGCGCCAGGGATGATCAGGCCGGTGTCCGTGGTGTCGCTGTACGTCCACTCGGCGCCCCGCTCGCTGGGGTACCGGTACGGCCGGACCACGGCACGGCCCTCCTCATCGAAGTGCACCGGGTCATAGTTGATCTTGTCCAGCAGGTCGTTGGCGATCCGCAGCCGGGTGGTCCCCGGGTCCCAGGACCGCACCACGCCCATGGTCGCGGTGTTCGGCGCCACGGTGGCGGGCGACTCGTTGGGCACCAGCACCCGCACCGTGTCCACCACGTTGGCGGTCTTGGCGAAGGACTGTCGCCCGATCGGGATGTCATCGGCCATCCATTGAGTCTGGTCGAAGCCCTCCACGTCCCGGGTCACCAGGCCGGTGCTGTTGTCCGAGCGCTTGGGGGCGCTCAGCAGGAACACGCCCTGCGGCCACTCCACCCAGTCCTTGGCGCCGTACGGGTAGAGGTGCAGCCGGATGAAGGGCTGGATGCGGTCGGACAGCCAGTCGATCACGCCAGTGTCCTTCATGACGAACTTGGCCGTGCGCTTGATGTCCGCCAGCCATGCCTGCTGGATCTCGCAGCTGATCACGTTGTCCAGCTGGTACTGCAGCAGCTTGTTGTGGGTGTCCAGCAGGGCGTACCGGAAGGACCAGCGGCGGGCGCCGGACACACCGGCCAGGGCGTCACGGATCTCCTGCTCGGTGTGCCCGTTCGGGTTGCGCTCGCTGTACGTGGGGACGATGGCCTGCATCAGTCCACCGTCTCCCCGGACACGTTCACCCGCGTAAGGGTGAACTGCACGTCAGCGCCGTACGCCTGGTCCGCGATCTTCAGGCCGGACATGGTGCCGCGCACCGCCCGGCCGCGGTTGTCTCGGTACTGCACGGGCCTCTTCAGGCGCTGCCACCGGGTCAGGCTCTCCAGCTGCGCCTGGTAATCCGGGCCGGAGGGAACGATCAGCCGGATGTTCTCCACCTGGGTCTCGGACTCCCCGTAGTCGATCACCGGGAACGTTCGGCCCGCGTACTGCGTGCCGGACTGCTCCACGTCGATGGCCGTGTCTCGGGTGTTCTCCCCGTACGGGTAGGAGATGATCGTGGACTGCGGGCTGGCGGGGTCGTGGATCAGTACCCCGGGCAGCGTGATGCTGGTGGTCACCACGTTGCTGTCGGTGTAGGCCATCAGGCGCTGTACCCCCTCGCCTTGTATTCGTACGCGAAGCCGCTGGTCAGCCCATAGTCTCGCAGGCTGCCGTCCACCGGTGCGTCCCCGACGATCGTCCAGGAGTCGTTACTACCGGCCCGGCGCCGCAGGATCTGGTTGCGTACCACGTCCGGCTTGTCGCTGGCGCCGGTCAGGACCGTGTCATCGAACCAGAGCTGGGTCCCGGCCGGGGGGTTGCCCGGCACCGAGGGGCCGTAGACACACAGGCCCGCGGTGGGCGGGCAGGTGCCGGTGGCGGTGATCTTCGTCCAGGTGTTCGCAGGCACCGTCACCTGGAAGGAGGTGGTGCTGACGTACGCCCCGCCCGGGGTGTTCCAGTCGATGGCCGCGACCACTGCCCGGGCCACCGTCACGAAAGCCCACACCGTCACCGTGTAGCGCTGCCCAGGGGTCACCACGGCGGGCAGCGTGTAGGCCCGCGCGTACGTCTGCGTGGGCGTGCCCGTGGTGGTCAGCAGCGCCGAGTAGGTGCCGGTGTGCGCCTGGACGTTGCTGGCCGCGATCGTGCCGCCGGTGGGTGTCCAGCCGGTCACCGTCCCGTCCTCAAAGCCAAACTCCGTGGCGTTCACGTCCGGCTGCCCTGGCAGCGGGTTGCTCACGGACAGGAGCACGTAACCCTCGGTCGGGTTGACCGTGGCCGACAGGGCGGGGACCTCGGGGACGCCGAAGGATGGGGACAGCAGCCGGGTCCCCGTGGCGGACACCACCAGGCTGGCGTTGCGGGCCTGGACCTCCACCCGGTACGGCACGTCCGAGAGCATGCCGGACACGGTGGCGGTGGTCGCGGTGCTCGTGACGAAGCCGGTGTCGGACACCACCGCGTTGGTGTCCAGGCGCCGCAGGACGATCCGGTACGCGGCCTGCACGATGCCGGACGTGGTCCAGCTGATCGGCAGGCTGGCGGTCTCGAGCCCCTGCAGGTTGTCCGTGGCCGGGACGGTGATGGTGACGCTGCCGCCCGCGGCCGTGCTGAACGTCCCCCAGTCCGACCAGGGGGACGCCTCGTCCGAGCTGTCCCAGGTCATGACACGCCAGATGTAGTTCTTGGCGTTGGTCAGCGTCCCCCCGGCCACCGTCCGGGAGGACGTGGCGCTCACGGTCTTGCCGGTGTCGAGCGCCACCACGCCCGTGTCAGCGTCCTGGATAACCAGCTGGTAGGCCGACTGTGCGTCCCCGGCCGCGAGGTTGGGATCGTTGAACGTCCAGACGTACAGCTGGCTGGCGGTCGCGTCGTAGTTGCCGACCGGGGTCAGCTTGGGCTGGGTCGGGGGAAGGTTGAATTTGTCCAGGACCGTGAAGCTGTTGGGCGTCCCGGACTGGATGTACCCGATGTTGACCAGGGTCCGGTCCGTGACGGGGTTGTTCCGGGGGACACGCACGGACTGGATGTTCTGTCCCGCGGACAGGGTGTTCACCACCACGCTGTTGGCCAGGGCCTTGTAGCTGGTGAGGTCCACCGCCGTCCGGCGCAGGACATGCGGGCTGTTCACGTCCGGGTAGTAGATCCACACCCGGTTGTCCACGCTGTTGTAGACCGCGTCCCAGTAGTTGTTCACCGCCAGCGCGGGCTCACCCGGGATGTTCGTGATCAGCGAGGTACCCAGCCGGACGTACCCCAGGTCCGTCACGCTGTCCCCGCTGAAGCGCAGGACGTTCACGCTCATGCCGAAGGAGGCGCCAGCGTCCGCGGACACGACCGCCACGGTGTTGCTGTTGATCCGCAGGATGCGGACCTTGGCCCCCGCGTCCTTGGTGCCATACCCCTGGGACAGGGTGGTGGTCGTGTCGTTGATGCCGGTCCCGATGCCGTCCAGCTTGTAGCGGGCCACCGACACCGGCGCGTTGCCGCCCAGGATGGCCCGCTTGTTGGCGGTGACCACGTAGCCCTCAGCGGGCAGCGAGGGGCCAGCCCAGACCACGTCCATCATCGTGCCGGTGTCGTTGGTCGGGACACCTGCGTACGCCCCGGACAGCGGGCTGTAGACGGTGGAGTCCATCAGGTACCCGTCCGCCGTGAACGTGGAGTGCACGGGGTCGCCGCTGCCGGACTTGATCACGGCACAGTCCAGGACGGCCAGGACCAGGTCGTTGCCGAAGTTCTCGTGCGTGCTCGGCGCGCCGGAGCCCGCGGAATGGCCCACCAGGGCCACCAGCGTC